AGGTGCAATTGGTAAGGTTGTTGAGTGGGACAGTTCAAATTCAATTCTATACTACTCACAAGAAAGATTTGGTGATTATGGAACCAATGGAACAACTGGTGCATATGTTGCATTTAGTGGTGCTAATGTTGTTACGGGTGCTACCTCTGGTGCAGTTGGAACACCAGATGCAAGTGCTGACAGTGCGGTAACACTTTCGGGAGGTAATACGATCACCTTTGCCGATGGTTACGCAAACCCAGAACTTGCAGCAGATAGTGGTGATATTATATACTTAGAAAACAGAAAGCCAATCAGTAGGTCTTCAGACCAGATAGAAGATATCAAAGTTATCGTGGAGTTTTAATAAATGCCTCAATCTACAGACCTTAACGTTGCACCATATTATGACGATTTTGACAAAGATGATAACTTTGTCAGAACCTTGTTTCGTCCTGGCTTTGCAATTCAAGCAAGAGAATTAACACAACTTCAATCAGTTCTTCAAAATCAGATTGAACAAGGTTTCAGTCATATGTTCAAAGATGGTACGGTAGTTATTCCGGGCCAAATATCATATCTTGGTGGTAAGAACGCAGCACGGTATGTTAGAATACAAAGCACTTTTGGTGGAGAAACGATTGATCCTCAACAGTATGTGAATGCAGACAATCCAGTTATCATTACGGGTGCAACAAGTGGTATTAAATTCATGGTAACTCATGCAGTTGCAGCAACCACAACTGATCCTGTAACACTTTTCGGTCAGAACATAAATTCTCAACTTGCTGGAAAATCAGAAACAACAAGAGGGGGGTTTCAAGGTCCATTAGATGCTGCTGGATTTGATAAATTTGTAATTAATGAAAACATTAGCGCAAACGTTGCGGTCACTCATGGATCAACAACCTTTGCTGCCAATGAAGCTTCAATGACAACAGTTACATCAGAAACACTTGTTCCAGCTGGAACCGCAGTTCCCGATGGTAGTACTGGTAGAGTCTCTAGTCACTCTTCGCTTGCAACGATTGAACAAGGTATATATTTTGTCAGAGGACATTTTGTACAGGTTGAAAATCAAGTTATTGTTCTTGATAAGTATCGAGCCAAAGCTGGTGATTTTAGAGTTGGCCTTAGGATTGATGAGACAATTGTAACACCAGAAACAGATTCAAGCTTGTTGGACAATGCAACTGGCTCATCTAACTTTGCAGCCAAAGGCGCCCACCGATTAAAATTTACCCTAACCCTTGTTGCAATCGCTCTCGATTCTACTGATGATAAAAACTTTATTGAGTTATTGAGAATTAAAGCAGGGCGTGTTATCAAAAAAGTAAGAGACACAGAGTATTCTATTCTTGAGGAAACACTTGCTCGCAGAACGTTTGATGAATCTGGTAACTATACAGTAAGACCCTTTACGTTTCAGATCAAAGAATCTGTTGATGCGAGTGTTGGTCCTGTAAATTACACAGGTGTATATGCTTCTGGTACAATTACAGACAGTGGTAACGTAGCAGATGAATCACTTCTTGCGTTGCAGATATCAACAGGTAAGGCTTATGTCAAGGGTTTTGAAATTGAAAAAATTGCTCCTACTGTTATTGATTTAAAAAAGGCAAGAGACTTTTCAACCATCAATGCAAGCAGTACAGCTTTTGATGTTGGTAACTTTGTTACAGTCAACAATATGTTTGGCACACCAGATGTGTCCTTTGTGGCGGGTGAAGCAACTCCATTTAAACAGTTAGCTCTTTATGACACAGCAATCGTCACGCCGGGTACGGCAAGTGGTACGAAGATTGGTGTTGCGAGAGTTAGAACTTATCAACATTTCAGTGGCACTGCTGGTCAACCAGATTCTATCTATAAGTTATTCTTATTTGATGTTCGCCCGTTTACTAGAATTACATTGTCTGGAACTCCTAGTCCGACACTAATCTCTGTAGCTTCTAATGGTGGTTCACAGATTAAAGGTGTTACAAGTGGTGCTACTGGATTTGTATTTGGTGAGGAAACCACTGGAGCAGCTCTTGTTCTTACAAACGTATCTGGAACATTCCAAGTTGGTGAAAAGATCACTACTTCCGACTCAGCTGAGTCGGATCAGATTGTTGAGGACTCTGGTAATGCAGACTTGACTATTAGTTTAGTTCAGACAAAATCATTTGAACAAGTTCGATCAGTTCATGGTGATGATGCTGATGCTGGTCAAGACTTTACTGCTGACATTGCTCTTAGTGCAGTTGCAACCGCTGCTTCTTTCTTAGATTTAGACGGTACGGATGCTAATGGTGCAAACAACGGCGACAGTATTCTAACAGAACAAGAAGGTAATCCAATTTCTTTGCAGACGGCTGCTACCGGCGGTACGGGTTCTCTTAGGTTTATTTGTAAATTACAAGATTCAGAAAAGAATATTTCTCTGTTTAATCTTGCAAAACGTCCTGTGAAAACTTTGTTGACAGGAACAAATAACGGAGAGAGTGACACTGCAATTACCATTCGCAGACAGTTTGTTGCAACCACAAATTCATCTGCTACAGTAACAATATCAGCTGGTGCAAATGAAACATTTCTTTCGCATAGTGAAGGTGATTACACAATTTCAATTTTGACAGCTGGTACAGGTTCGGGTAAGGCTGGTGATATTGTTAGTGCTGCAACAGGATTTTCTGGTGGCGGTACTGGTACAGTTTCGATAGCTAACTCTACGGTATTTGGCACGGGTGCAAAATTAAAAATTATGACTACCCTTTCTAAAACATCAGTTATTCAGAAAACCAAAACAACTAAATTGATGAAACAGGTCAAGGTTGTTCCGGGCGCAACTGCTGCATTTGGAACAAGACCAACAGATAGACAAATTTCTTTGGGTCGAGCTGATGTGTTCAGATTACAGGCAGTATTTGAGTCTGCCGCTTCTGATACAGATGCAGTTGCTCCTACGATATCTCTTAGTGAAGTTAACGGAACATTTACTAGAGGTGAAAAAATTACTGGTGCTACTAGTGGTGCTACTGCAAGAATTATTACTACAACTTCACCAATACAATTAGTATATACCTCTGGTACAGCAAAACAGTTTGCTGCTAATGAATCAATCACTGCTGAATCTTCTGGAGCTACTGGAATAGTTAGTACCTTTACTGTTGGTGATGAGGTCATCACAAACAATTACCAACTGGATACTGGACAACGAGATAACTATTATGATATAGCCCGCATCCAAAGAAGGTCCGGTTTGCCTGCACCGACAGGTCGTCTGTTATGTGTATTCGATTACCTTGAACATAGTGCTGGTGATGTGTTAACAGTAGATTCATACACTGACGTTGCTAATCAAATGGATTATGTTGATATTCCAACATATACTGCGACAAAGGTTGATCCTGATGCTCCTGCTCCAACAGGAAGCTTCCCTTTATATAATGTGTTTGATTTTAGACCTTGTGTTGAGGATGCTGGTGGAGCAAGTTCCAGTGTTGAATTAACTGATACAATTACTGGTTATTCATTTGACTTTTTCCATCGACAGTATGATGGAGCTGGTGCTTCTGCAAATAATTTTCTTAAGCCTGGTTCTTTAGTTCAGGCAGATTATGAATTTTATCTCGCTAAGAGAGTTGTTGTTGACCTAGACGTTGGTGGTAAATTTACTGTGACTGAAGGTGATTCGTCAGAAATTCCACAAATTCCAGAACTTAGATCATCGACAATGAAACTGGCAGAATTGTTTATCCCGCCGTTTACGTTTACACCAAAAGATGTTGTTGTTCGCCGTGAGAAAAACCAACGTTTCACCATGAAGGATATTGGTAAACTTCAAGATCGTATTCAGAACTTGGAATACTACACACACCTATCCTTGTTGGAACGAGATGCTGAGAGTTTTGAAATTCAAGATGCAAATGGACTTAACAGATTTAAGTCTGGTTTCGTGGTCGATGCTTTCCAAGGTCATAGGCTTGGCGATGTTAAACATGCAGATTACAAATGTTCTATAGATATGGAAGCGAATGAACTTCGCCCTTCGTCCAAGACTAAGGCATTTAAGATAATTGAACAAGTAAATACTGTTACAGAACGTGCTGGTTTTGGTTATCAAAGAACTGGTGATCTTATTACTCTACCTTATACTGAAATAGTTCATATGGAACAACCCTATGCAACTAGAGTTGAACGATGCACCCCTGTCCTTGTTTCTCATTGGGCCGGTACGATTGCACTTGATCCTTTTAGTGATGATTGGTTTGAAACTGAAGTCGCACCTGATTTGATCGTCAACGTAGAAGGTAACTTCGACACGTTCTTTGAATCAAATAAAGATGCAATCGGAACTGTGTGGAACGCATGGCAGACTCAATGGTCTGGTACTACACAATCATCATCTAGTTCATGGTGGTCAGGTAATAATAGAATTGATAGAACTACACAGACAGTTAGAACTGATCAAAGTAGAACTGGTATTCAAACAGATATTGTTGAAAAAATTGACCTTGAATCTCAAGGCACAAAAGTTATTCAACGTGCATTACTGCC